CCTACGGTAGATAAACCATGTCCCAATCTACTACCTGAATTACCTGAAGTGGAAAAAAGTCCCTCCATTATAGAATCTCCTTCTACGTGGAGTTTTGCATTAGGTCCAGTTGTGCCTATGCCTACATTTTGGGAAGTATCTACTGTCATAGCTACTTTACCGGCAGATATACCTGTTGAATCATTAGTAAAAATCTTAAGTGGTACATCAGCTGTACTTCCTAGACGTGCATCTACACCTGATGTAACAGAAATACCTAATTCAGGAGTACCGCCACCAGTAAATCGAGATACTATACCACTAAAATTACCATCATTCTGTGAAACATCTAATTTATAATCAGGTGCAATTGTGCCTATACCTACATTAGCTCCTGATAGAATCATTACTCCAGCATTATCAGTACCTCCGGCAGCCGTTCTAAACTTAATAGAACCATCATACGAACCTGATAGAATTACTGGAGATTCTACATCTATACGCGCAAAGGTATTTTGGTCTCCATTATCATCATCTCCATAAAAACGAATACCCCCCAAGTCATCACTAGTCTCAGGGCTAGCACGGTCTTTTATAAAATCTAAAAGAGGGGCTGAATTATCATCTGTAGTATTGGTTAGAGATATCTTGGGTAAATTAGCAGTAGCGCTGCTTAAGGAAAGAACATCAGCATCATATTGAAACCCTGAAGTTCCTGTGACATTAGTAGCTGAGGTCCAACGAGCTACATAGTACTCAGTACCACCACCAGTTATAGTTCCTGCGTTGGTTGTATATCCCTCGTCATTTGTCCACTGAGAATTACTACCACCTTTGTTTGTAAAGGTTTGAGCATTAGATGCCGTTGTTGTTCCGAGACCTGTAACATCTACATCGGTTACTACACCTTCCACCTGAAAGGCCAACGTTCCAGCAGTAAATGTTGCTCCTGTAAGATAATAATTAGCATCGGTATTAGTTGCCCATGACATAACGCCGGCATCAGAAGAAACTAAAGCATAGCCACTTGAAGCTGGATAAGCTAATGGGAGTGTATATGTTTGAGACTCTGTATTAACTCCTACTGTTAATTTAGTACTATATGTTCCAGTATCATCAGTATCTGGTAAAATAGTAATATATCCGGGCGCCCCAGAGGCTGCACCAACTTCTAAACCTGTTGTAAATGTAGCTTCAGCAGTAAAAGAAGTTGCAGGAGTAAAGGTGGTCATGGCATTGCCAGTTACGGTAGTGCCTCCACCTCCCATACTTCCTGTTATCTTACTGTCAATTCCGAATGAAAGGGCATTCAGATAAAAATTAGCATCTGAATTATCGACCCATGAAAGATTACCAGCACCATCAGTTGATAACGTCTGGTCAGCATCTCCATCATCGGTAGGTAATACCAGAGAATAAGAAGAACCTAAAGTAGCCGGAGCGGCTATGGAAACATAATCCGAGCCCGCACTAGTTGGTTCATATAATCGTAAAAGACCCGCAGTACTTCCACTTATATAGATGGTCTTACCAAAGGTCTGTTGGCTCCCTCCTACAACATTACTAGCGCCAGTCATTCCTATAGTATATTTATAAGTAGTAGCGTCCCATGTGAGTCCGGTAGCATAATAGTTGGTCTGGGGGTCTATAGCCTTCTCAATGCTTTGAATACGCTTGCGTCCTACCGCATTAGGCGGTAATCTATTAAGAATTGAGGTATAATTAGGCATCCTTCTCCGAACTAATAAAAATGATTGGGGAGATTAGGGTTCTCCCCGTACCCTTTCTAAAAAACGTTTAGTTCAATCTAAGATGCGTTAATTAAAATTTGTCCTGCTTCGGGTCTTACGATTTTCAAACCATATCTCATCGACATATAAGAACCTAAGATTCCGAAACCGGGGTTCGCTTCCTCTACCGTCAAGGCACGTCTTTCAACGTATGCCATTGGCTTCGTGGAAAGGTCGAAAATACCCATACGGTCATTTGGGACCCAAGCATTTACGACTACTTCCAAACCATACAATCTTCCCACCAAACCACCTGTATTCAGCATCTCGCTGAATGGATTGTTTGAAGGGTCGGTTGGCATAACATTACCACCAGTACTAATAGCAGCTCCTGCTTGCGCAGCCGTGAATACGGTTGCGAAGTCAGCTAGCTTAAGCAAGTTCTCGTAGTGCGTTGGAGAAATGAACAAATGAGTTGCACTTGCTCCATGCAATGACATACGGGAAATAGCCGCAGCAATATCGGTTAAAGCGATACTTCCTGTAGTTGCCGCACTAGTGTTGTTATACGATTTGGCTCCTGAAAGGGCTAAGACGGCTTGGTCTGCATATTGGTCTAGACGACCAGCAAACGTAGCATCCTTACCTAAGAAACCACTGTATGGGTTCGTAGCGAAAGTTGTGATAGCTGACTCAGTGGTTGCGCCTGTTATGTCTATTCCTCCGAATGTGGTTCCTCCACCGAAAACTACCTTAACGACTTGTGCCGTTAAATGGCGGTCTACGGCTCTACGAGCCTCATTCAAAGCCATCTCAACTTCGTTGAACCTTGAATCTTCTATCATTCTGCGGGTTACACCGACTGCAATACCCCATTCTTTCACATTGATACGCTCGGAGCGTAGCTTTGTGTGTTGGTATTGAGGAGTGCTTCCCTCATCTATCTCTTCCATTTTCATGGAAGGCTTTGCGAAAGTAATATCAATATTACCGCCTGTATCTGTGGTCATAGGGTCTGCGAAATATTGCATTACAGGAAGGTCCGTAACTCGATAGTCACGTATTGCTTCTTTGTAATCAATAAGTACTCGCTCTCCAGCGCCGCCATCGGCAGCTCCACTATTTAGACTAGTTAATAAACCGGGTGTTGCATCAACCATATTCTCACCTTACCTTATACGGTCTGGACCCTCCATAGTCCAGCAGTCGTTGCTCCAGCTACATTCGTATCTGAAAGACTCACAGCTTGTGAGTTTGGCTTTGTTGTCGCATTCGTTGCGGTTGTCATTTGTCCCGGAGTTGTGCCCATCATCAAAGCAATGCCAGCAAGCATGCTTGCATCTGTTTGAATATTGAGTACGACCCCTCGGCCCGTAATTACATTCACTATTGACCCGGAAGCAGCATCTGTTAAAGACCATCCTGCACCAACAAATTGTTGGCCGTCTGAGTCTCCACTGTCTGCAAGTTGCATTTCACCGTCTCCATCGACAGTTAAAAATTCTCCTGCGCTTATTGCTTCTGCGGCTACATAGGGAAGTATACGAGCGGGTGCTCCACCATCGTTAACTAAAATTTCTGTTGCCATTCTTAATCACCTCTATAGTATTCAGGGTCGATTCTAATCTTCCCGTCCACCATCTTCATGCCGAATTTTCTCTCGGTCTCTGGTTTTTCACCCTCGTCGGCTGATTTACCTTTTCCGAAAGACCTCTCGGCCTCTTGCGTGGGCTCTGGCATTGCTGCTAAAGCCTCACTAAACCCAGTCAATCTGGGTTCATCCCATGCGGAGAGTTCTTCTTCGCGCGTGTCCTTCTTATCTTCTTCGAGTGTACCGAAGAGGATTTCGCGGGACATAATCGCCTCTACAGCGACAGCCTTTCGAGCTCTTTCTTCCTTAGCGACTCTCGTTTCCTCAGCATTCTTGAATGCTTCGATTTCTTTCATCGCAGCATCATACTTGGATTTGATGTCCTCTTTGGAAGCTTCAGCTTCGTTCAACTGTGCGCGTAGAGAAGCGAACTCGCGTTCGACAATGCTCTCTGCGTCGGATTTTACAGATGTATCTTTTATTTCTTCAGACATATTTACCTCTGTTTTCCCGTCTTCACATTCACACGCTCCTTCTTTACCACCACAACCACAGTCGTGGTCGTCTTCAGGTGCATGCAATCCACATTCCTTGTCTATTGTACATTCCTTACAGACGGGTTCCATTTTTTCATTGTCAATGAAACTAACCTCTGTGGGACGAATCTTGGTGGCATATGTGTCACCCATCACATCAATATCATTGGAAAACCAATCAATACTCACGTGGGTCATGTCCCCGTCCTTGACTTTGTCCATCACTTCTTGACCACGACCATATTTGTTAGATACTGTTGCCAGCATCTTTATGGCGGTCTTTCCATTATCCATCTCAAACAACTCTGGACTCGTTGCCATGCCGATTAAATCCTCGGGTGTTCGTTGATGGTCTACATACATAGGAAGCTCGTTAAAACTTTCTATATTATCCTTTAACATCCCTCCCTCTATATAAACCTTATGTTGCTTTCCGTCTTCCTCATACTCATGAGGCCCGGAAGTAATAGCGATTACGGGAAATGATACAGAATCAATTCCTTCGTCGCTAGTAAATGTCATATCATCACTTTCCCCTAAAGAAAGCGCAAATGACCTCTGAACCGGCACAATGGTTTTGCCCTCTGCAAATTCCCGCTCAACGCCATTCTCTTGCGCCCACATGCTACACATGCCAGCAGCAATCTCTTCGGGATTACCAAAACCCCTTTTCTTTAGTGTAGTCTTTACAGACATCATACATTTTTCAAATGTCATTTTCTATCACCTGTTGCGTTTGCGGAGGGCTTATTGCCCCTATTCTGTGCTCTGGCAGATTCCTCTTTCTTATCTGTCTTCTTGCCGCCAGAAATGTTTGCATTCTTATCGCTCTGTTCCTTTGTGATAGGAGAAGCCTTGATATCCTCTGAAGTTTCCATATCCAATTCTGTAACTCCTTCAGGGTCAAGACCTCGCTCCTCTCTAACTTCACCGGGCGATAATACACCTTCGGACAGATATATCATATCCGTCTTGGCTTTAGTGAATGCGTCTTCAACATTAATTTGCCTAAACTTAAACTTAGCTTCCCCTTGTTCTAATTGGGGCATAAGCTGTGCATTGAGTGCGCCTTCTACCAATGATTGTAGATATCGCACATAGGGTTCGAAAATGGGTCGTGCCTTCTCGGGGTCTGACCACATTGTCATGGGTACTTTAAGGGCCATATGGATTTTAGCCAAAATATCATCAGTATACTTTCCATATTCAAAAGCCCGCTGCGTACCTTGTAATTCTTTTATTATAATGTCATTTCCATGAATAATATCTTCGCCGGGCGCCAGTGTATTAAAGGCATCAACAATTTCATTTATCTTATCGGGGCCATAAGGCATATCGGGTAAACCAGCACTTACGTCGAAACGACTGGAAGCATATTTATTTAATGCTGCTCCTATATCTCTTTCAGCGTAATCCTTTAAGTCTACCAAATATAAAATAGGATGTATGTCAGAAAGGCCATACGCATAATCATCGAAGGTATTATTCTTGAGTTCTATTATTTCACCCTCTTCAAAGCGTACATTCTCCTTGTCATCTCCTACTTTTTGATAATAGTATTCTATTTGTCCGTGCTCATTCCTCTTAACGAACATGTTCTGGCTAGACCTTAAGACCAGATTATCTCCGGTCCATTCTAAATAACCAGTTCCAAAAATACGTGCATTCCTGAGCCACCCATATAGAACATTCTCTATATTGATGTCTCTAAACATTTCTTCGACTTCTTCGCGTATATCTTCCTTTTCAGTTACAATATCGAAATTGTCTTTAACTGCATAAAGGCATGGTAAATCAATAAGAGTGCGAATTATAGGGTCAGAAAGATAAACATTCATATAGGTTCTATTCTTACCAATATGGGGTTCATAATCCTTTATTTGATTAAAACCACCAAAACCTTTGTTGATTTTTAATCTTTTTATCACACCCGCACCAAAACTGCGAGGGTCGTCTTCTTTGTACGACGGGTTGCTACCAGTGGTGGCAAAACGCCGCCTAATATTATCTACGAACGACATGGCTTTAAATAACTAATCTTAATGAGTATATAAAGTTTTTGTTACATTCCCCTTAGAGAATGCTTGTTTAATGTGACTTTTCTTCGCGTAGTGGCAAATAATGGCCCCATACCCGAATGTTTAGGGTGTACTGTACTGCTATTTTTGTTAATAGGAGTAGATACTATGCTCTTCCCGAAATTACCCGTCATAGGGAGCATACTTAACGTTGCGTGTATAGCCATAGCCGAACTATCGCAATAATCGTCATGTCTTCCACTAGGAGCTGATATTTTCTCTGTTTTATTGGCTATATCCATCGTATATTCCAAATCTAGGTGCTCTCGTGTCCATTTATGCATCATTTTAGCATTAACTCCTACTAATCCTTTTGGATTAGGTACTTTTACCCTTCCTTGTTGTATATATGACACAAAATCCCTGTACATTTGTGTTTTAGTGCCTTTAGGTCCTCCTGTAAAGATGAAAGCCACGAAATGAACACCAATATCCAGACATGCCAGCCGTAAATCGTGTTCTACTGCCCCTCCTATACCTGTACAGTCGACTATAAGACGATTAGCACCTAATTTTTGAACCACATCCATGATACGCCTACGTTGGTAAGGTATATCGTGGCCACCGGTCCTAGCATTAATCTCTTCGACGTATATAAGTCGCGCAATATTCTCTTCGTCGCCCTTTTCAAGAGACCAAGCACTGATGACAGTCGAATTAACGGACTTACCAATGTCAACACCAACAGTAATGTTGCTTCCTTTCTCATTTATGTGTTCCTCGAGTCCTGCAAGTTCATAATCCTCATAACACGCCTTTATTTTTTCAGCATTGAAGACATTCGACACCGATTCGACAAACTCACACTCATATTCGGTTCTCCAGTAGATAGAATCCTCCCCCCATTCCACCATTTTATCAAGCATCTCCTCTTCACTATAAGGAGCTGAATAAGCATCACCCGGTTTCACAGCATCACGCCATGTAAAGTGCAGCCTTTCGAAAGTTGCAGCATAAGCGTCATCATACAAATACCGATACATGTGATTGTCTTTTGATTTGGGAGTGCCCAAATTAATAAATGGGGCTTTATTAGAGACTATCGCTGGTTCTACATTGTCGATAAACAGTTTATCATCAATGAGAGGGGACTCATCGACTACTAGGAAGGTAGGGTGTTGGCCCCGTATAGCCTGTCCTTGATTAGTAGGCGCTAATGGTGCCCTTCTCATTATAGTGCCCCCCTTAAGTGTTATGTTGGGCTTATTATGAAATCTATAATTAGCTACTAAGCCATTAAGAAAGGCATTATCAGCAAAATGCCTATAAACATAATTAAATATAAGAGCCGCTTGGTCTTCCGTAGGTGCAAGAATAAAAACTAAGTCCCTAAACCGATTGAAGAACATATAGATGGTTACGGCTACGGAAAGAGCGTAAGATTTTCCACTGCCTCGTGGAGCTAATATAGCGAGCTTAGTTTGCTTACCATCCTTCCTTTCTATTAAAGCTTCGAGGATAATAGTCTCCTGTAAGGGTCTTAATTTAAGGGGACGTTGATTTGCGTCCATCAGATAAGTAGAACAGAAGGCTTTTACCAATTTCCGCATCTTGCTCTTTTTCTGTCTACACTGTTTGAATATATTCTCTAAGTGTCTTGAATCCAATCCACCTTTACCTGTTAAAAGGTCCTTTAGGTGCTTCTCTTCCTTCATCATCCGTTAAATCCTCCAAAAACGATTCGAACATTGCTGTTCCTTTCTCTGCTATTGTGGGAACTTCGATATTCAACGCTCGGAACTCAGTATGTATGTCACGAACGATTTGATTTCTTTGCTGCAAGAGCTTTGTTCGCGCGTTAACATCCCGAATACATATAAGAATTTCTTCCCAAAGCAAGTCTTCAAGAGCAAGATTGCGCGCCAGAAGACGGACAAGCTCTTTATGACGACCATATTCTGCTTCTCCGACTCTCTGACGTAACCGCTGCTCGTATTTCTCTACGTTCAAAGCGTTTTGCCTTCGTCAAGGGCAGACCTGACTTTAGATTTAACTAAATTAGCTAAATCGTCGTCTTTCTCGTCCCATGCGGTGAGCAATACATTTCGAACTAAAGAGTCCTTTACGTGCTTCTGAGCTGCTTCATCCAGCTTCTCGTATGCTTTCATCTGGGCCTTAGTTAGATTTTTATCTAATAGAGACATCAGTTCTGCTTCATTATTCTTTAAGTATTTAAATAATAACGCTTTAACTGCTGGTACGGTATATGCTACATAAGCACCTAGACCTAATACCAAAGCAGCTAGTGCCAGAAGCACTGGGTCATCCATCAGACTATCTAAGAGTCCTGATTCTTCCACACTCTCGAGAAGTTCGGTTACATTACCGCCCGTCTCGTTGTTTTCATTT